CGAGGTATGGGCACACTATCAAATAGTCAAGGTGCCAATGTAGTCAATAACGATTTTTACCTTGCGACAGCAGCTGACATAGTTGCTGATCCATCTGCTCCAGACGCTTTTGTAGAAGGCATAATGGAAGGCAAAGAATGGATTTGGAATAATGGGATTTTGAAAGAAGCAGAGGTTAAAGAATTAAAAGTACAGGTTGAGAGTAAAGAACGAATCGCAAGAGCAGAGAAAAATGCTATTGTGTTTGAGAACTTTCTTAAAAAGCTGTAATTTTATAAATAATAATTGACTAATTTTAGTCCATTATTGCAATTTTAACATTTAATAATAAGAGGAAAACTAAATGGAAAACGGTAAAAAAGATGTTCAGGCACAAGCTGATCTTCCTAAAAAGAACGCCGCTCCAGCAGAAGCACCTAAATCTTTAGGCGCAACTATTCAGAATGTTATCACAAAGGCTGTTACAAGTCCTACTGATGGCAAAATTGATTTCGCACAAGGGGTAAACCATATTACTGGTGACCCACAACAAAAAAGTGCAAAACCTGCTGAGCCAATGCAATCTCTTAAAGCTCAAAATGACATGAAACAAAAAGATGAAACTTATGAAGATATGAAAAAAGATGTCAAAGAAGCTGATGAGAAAGAAAAAGAAGATTTGAAAGCTATGGCTGACAAAGAAAAAATGATGAAAGCACAAGCTGACATCAAAAAAATGAACGCTCAAAATAATAAAGACAAAGAGATGAAAGAAGCAGAAGATAAAAAATCAGAAATGATTAAGGCTGAAATCGAAAAAATGAAAAAAGAAATGTCTGATAAAAAAGATGAGTTAAAAGCTCAAGTAGATAAAGAAAAAGACATGAACGAAGGTGAAATGCCTAAAGCTGCTTTAGACGCTCTTAAAAAGTCGCAAGATAAAAAAGAAACAGCACATGATGATAAGAAAGAAATCAAATCTCAAAAAGACAAAGAGATGAAAGAAGAAGCTGAAGACGAAAAGAAAGAGTTGAAAGCTGAAATTGATAAAATGAAAAAAGAACTTGCTGACAAAGAGAAAATGATGGCTTCTTACCACAAAGACATGAAAGAGGAAGAAGACAAGAAAAAAGAAATCAAAGCTTCTGCTAAAGATAAAGTAAAAGATATGGACATGAAAGAAGATGTTTCTGCTCTTACAGATGGTGAAGAACTATCGGAAGAGTTTAAACAAAAAGCTGCAACTATCTTTGAAAGTGCTGTAAAAGCAAAACTTGTAGAAGAAATTGAAAAATTAGAAAGCGAATATGAGTCTAAGGTTGCTGACAAAGTTGAAGAAACTAAGGAAGAAATCGTAGAAAAAGTTGACGCTTATCTAAATTACGTTGTTGAGTCTTGGATGAAAGACAACGAACTTGCTATTGAAAAAGGTCTAAAGTCAGAAATTACTGAAGACTTTATCGGTGGCATGAAGAAACTTTTTGAAACTCACTACATTGATTTACCAGATAGTAAATTTGATGTTGTTGAAGATCAAGCTGCAGAAATCGTTAAGTTAAAAGAAGATATGAACAAAACATTGGAAACAAATGTAGAGTTAAATCAAAAGATTGGCGAATTTGCTAGAGATGAAATTATAAATGACGTTTCTAGTGACCTTGCTGATACTGAAGCTGAAAAACTTAAAGGTTTAGCAGAAAGTATTGAATATGTAGATGCTGCTGATTACAGAGGAAAAGTAGAGACTCTAAAGAACTCTTACTTCCCTGCTCAGAAAGCAAGTGATAACGAATCTAATGAAGTAGCTGCAACAGAACCGACTGCTGATGTTGATTTATCAGAGTCTATGGCTGCATATACAGCTGCAATTAGTAAAACAAAAGCTAAGAAGTTATATTAACTTGTTAGTGGTTTAATTAAACTAAAAGAGAAAAAGGAGAGATAAAAATGTTTTTATCTGAATCTATACAAAACAAGTGGCAGCCTGTTTTAGACCATCCTGATCTTCCAAAGATCAGCGATAGTTATAAAAGAGCGGTCACTTCTGTTGTTTTAGAGAACCAAGAAAAATCGTTAAAAGAAGATGCTCAGTTTATGACTGAAGCAGCTCCTGCTAACGCAACTGGTTCATCTATACAAAACTGGAATCCTATTCTTATCAGTTTAGTAAGAAGAGCTATGCCTAATTTGATTGCATACGACATATGTGGCGTGCAACCAATGTCTGGTCCAACTGGCCTAATATTCGCTATGAGAAGCAGATTCTCAAGCCAATCTGGTACAGAAGCTCTTTTCAACGAAGCTGATTCTGATTTTTCTGGTAGAAATGCTGCTGGATCATCAACGAATACTGGATTCTCACAAACTGCACAATCAGGAGAAAACCCTGCTGTGCTTAATGACGCTCCAATCCCAGGTGCAGGTCCAAACTACACTACTGGTACTGGTATGACTACAGCTGCGGCTGAAGCTCTAGGAGATGCAAGTGGTAATTCATTTGCTGAAATGGCATTCTCAATTGAGAAATCAACGGTGACTGCTAAGTCAAGAGCTCTTAAAGCGGAATACACTATGGAACTTGCACAAGACTTGAAAGCAATCCATGGTTTAGACGCTGAAACTGAATTATCAAACATCCTATCTGCTGAGATCCTTGCTGAGATCAACAGAGAAGTTGTAAGATCAGTTTACAGAGGCGCTGAAGTAGGTGCTGCTGATAACGACAATTCAGACGCTGCAATTAACACAACAACTGCAGGTATCTTTGATTTAGATACTGACTCAAACGGAAGATGGTCTGTTGAAAGATTCAAAGGATTAATGTTCCAAGTAGAGAGAGATGCTAACACAATCGCACAGAGAACAAGAAGAGGAAAAGGTAACATAATTATCTGTTCTTCAGATGTTGCCTCTGCATTACAAATGGCTGGTGTTTTAGACTACACACCTGCGTTAAACAACAATTTAAATGTTGATGACACAGGAAACACTTTTGCTGGTGTATTAAACGGTAAATACAAAGTATATATCGACCCATATGCTGCAAACTTGGCGTCTAACGCTTCACCTGCGAAACAATACTATGTTGTTGGTTATAAAGGTACTTCACCTTATGACGCTGGTATTTTCTATTGCCCATATGTACCACTACAAATGGTAAGAGCAGTAGGACAAGACTCATTCCAACCAAAAATTGGTTTCAAAACTAGATATGGTCTAGTAGCGAACCCATTTGCTGGTAGCGATGTGACTGGTACTGGTTCAATCACAGCTGATGGCTTAACTGCATTATCTTCTAACAGATATTACAGACGAGTACAAGTTGCGAACATCATGTAATAGTTTGTGAAAACAAATTACTAAAGAGGGGGCTTCGGCCCCCTTTTTTTTAGCATAAATAAAAGTATGAAATATCTAATAATAATCTTAATTTTCTTTCTAGTATCTTGCACAAAACAGCCTATTGATATATGGGATAAGTTTTTTGATAAAATAGATAACATGAAAGAAGGCGAACAATTATCAGAATCAGATCAAAAACTTATTATAGAAGCCACAGAAAAAGAGTGGCAAGAAGTAGATAAACAAACAGATAAATAGTAGTATGACTACTACAAACGCAAATAATAGACAACCTACTAAATTTGATTATGCAGAACCTACAAAGTTTAGGTTTGGTGTTATTAAACTTCCTAAAGTAGAATTTTTTTGTACAGCTGCAAACATACCTGGTATATCAATAGGACAAGCAAATCAACCCACACCTCTTAAAGATATACCTATCCCAGGTGACAAATTAGATTATGATAATCTTAATATATCTTTTTTAGTAGATGAGAATTTAGAAAATTATAGAGAAATACATGGTTGGTTAACAGGTCTAGGATTTCCTAAAGATACAAGTCAATTTAGAGCATTACAAGGTGCAGGTGCAGATAGATATCCTACTACTTCAAATGTAGGATTAAACAAAGAACTAGGTTCTACAAAGAAAGCAGTACAAGATGATGGTGGTTTATATTCAGACGCAACTTTATTTGTATTATCAAGTAAAAATAATTCGGCTTTAGAAGTTAGATTTAGAGATATATATCCAATATCATTATCAGGATTAGAATATAATCAACAAGAAACAGATATACAATATCTTACTGCTAATGTTACCTTTGCATATAAGATATACGAATTTGCAAGTGTTGGATCAAGTACAACTACGGAAACCGTATCATAGGCTTGATTTTTTTAGTAGATGTGATATAATATTCATAGGATAAAATATCCATAAATAATATAAGGTGAATACATAATGACATTAGAAGAACTACAAGACTTGGCAGATAAGGATTTAAAAATCAATGATACTGAACTTGATTTAGAATCTCTTAAAACTCCTCAATTACATAACAAATATTCAAAGTATCATAACAAATATAGCAATCTATTAAAGGTTGCTGAACAAGATTTAGCAAGAATTACAAGAGAGAAATGGGAATACTACACAGGTAAGGCAGACCCAGCTGTGTATCAGGAGAAACCTTTTAACTTAAAAGTATTAAGACAAGATGTTGACAAATACATCAAGTCTGATCCAGAGGTAAATAAGTTAGAGCAAAAGGTAACATATATACAAACAACGGTAAATTATTTAGAAAGGACTTTAAAACTTATATCTAATCGAACATTTACAATTAAAAATGCTGTTGATTGGAAGAAGTTTACAAGTGGCGTGATTTAAATGCAATTAAGAAACTCATACATGTATTACATCTCAGCTATCAAACCAGAGATGTGTCAAAAAATTATAGCTCATGGATTATCAAAAATGGTTATAGATGAGAGTAAAGGTATTTCTAAAAATGCCTCTACATTTGATGGTAAAGAAAAAGGTGGTGTAGATAGAAAAGGTAATAAAGTATTAGATATAGCTGCTGGTGGTGCGACAAGAGAAACACTAGCTAAACGAGGTTTAGATAGCGAAAAACTTTATGTAAGAGATAGTGATGTTTCATGGTTAAATGATAAATGGATGTATGATATATTTCATCCATATGTTCATCATGCAAATAAACAGGCAGGTTGGAACTGGCAGTGGGATTTTTCAGAATCATTTCAGTTTACGGTGTATCATGGTAGAAAAGAAAACGGTGGGTTCTATGGTTGGCATGCTGATGGCTCTTCAGATCATTTAAGTATATACAAAGCTGCATGTAGAATAACTGATCCTAAAGCAAAAATACAACAATACAAACCACCTAAAAGAGATGACAAAGGTTTTGTAGTTATGAGACCTGATGGTAAACCAGAACCTGATATGAGGGCAGCTGATATACCTACTAAAAGAGATAAGAAGTCACTAGCACCTGGATATACTGATAACTGGCATATGTGGGATAAGGTAAGAAAAATAAGTATGACGGTCAATCTTACAAAACCTGAAAATTATGCAGGTGGTAATTTAAAGTTTGATTTAGGTGCTCATGCAGGAAAGAAAAGATTTAAAGTATGTGAAGAAATAAGACCACAAGGATCTGTAATTATATTTCCTAGTTTTACATATCATTGTGTCACACCTGTCACTAGAGGAATTAGATACTCATTAGTATTATGGAGTTTAGGAAAACCATGGCGATAAAAGATACAG